TTTACAGATAATTCTTTCCCTTCTTTATGATATTGAGTATCACAAAAATCACAATTACGAGTACATCCAGAAGTTCTTATAAACAATACTGGGTAGCCTTGGCTTCTTCCTTCACCTTGGATGCTGGAGAATATTTCTGAAATTTTCATCTTGTTCCTTCAATGTAAGAATTCTCTGATTCATAAACTCTGATAGTAATTTTTGGAAAATTAAAAACAGAAAACTTATCTAAAAAATAGTCAACTATATTTTCTGCTGTTGGATTTTGAATAAAATCATTTATACATCCATGGTCAAATTCATTTACTATTTTTTTAATCTCAACAAAATCTACTATCATTCCAGTTTTAGGATGTTTAATCCCTTCAATTTCAACAACTACTTTCCAAGTATGCCCATGAAGTTGATTACATTTCCCTTCATAATTAGGTAAATGATGAGCGGCATCAATTTTGATTTCCGTATGTAATTTCATAAATATTAAACCCCCTCCTTGTGAAACTGTTTTTTCTTTTTTCATCCCAAACTTAGCATCCAAAATTCTTTGTAACTCCCACCAGTGAATATGAGGATTTCTTTTAATAATAGCTTTCTCATATTGAAATCTTCTGATACTATTAGGATATTTCTCGTATTGTTCCATGTCTTTCCTCCTTTTTTATATTATATATTATTTATTTCATTTCTCCAAGATTTTTTCCTACCTCAATATCTACCTTTAAAGGAACTGATAGATTAACTGAATTTTCCATTGTTTCTTTTATTATTGGTAATGCTTCTTTTAGATAATCTTCTTTGCAATCAAATACTATTGCATCATGAATATTTAATAACATCTTACAAGGTTTACCTTTTAATATCTGATGAAGTTTAATCATACTAATATAAACTATGTCTGCTGCAGTTGATTGTATTCTTGCATTAATTGCTTGTCTATACGCAGCATCCCTACTTCCTTCATCGTTAGAATACAAATCATTCAATCTTCTCTTTCTCCCAAACATGTTCACAACATAACCATTTTTTTCTGCAAACTTTTTTTGATTATCAATATATCTTCTTGCGTCTGGAAATTCATTAAAAAATTCATTTATTATTCTATCCGCCTCTCTATAATCTATACCAAAATCTCTAACAATTACATGAGAACCACCACCATACATTATCCCACCAAAAACAGCACCCTTTGCTAAAGCCCTTTCTTGTTTTGTTATTTTATCTAACTCTTTTTTAAATATCTGAGAAGCAATTTCTTTATGAATATCTTGTTTCTTTGCCATTGTAATTAATTTTTTATCTTTTGTATACATCGCAAAAACCCTAAATTCTACTTGTTTAAAGTCTGCTTCAATTAAAATACAATTTTTTGATGCTTTCAATGCATGTCTAATTATACCAGCCTCTTTTTCATCTCGTTTAGGAATATTTTGTAAGTTTGGTTTAGCACTACTTAATCTACCTGTAACAGTTCCCTTACCTTCACCATCATCTTTATCCTCTGAACAAAAATTATAAACAGTATGAATTTTATTATCAGTTGAATTTTCAAGAATAACTAGATATGCTTTAATATATGTATTATAAAATTTCTGTAGTTTTCTATAATCAAGTAATTCTTTTAATAACTTATTTCTATTTTTTTTAAATAAAAGATTTAATGCATCTTTATCGGTTGATGGTGAACCTTGTTTTACTCCAGCAGCTCGTTGAGTTTTTGTTAATTTATTTATCTTAATTGGTGATAACCCCATTATATCAAATAATAATTTTCTTAATCGTATTGGAGAATCTAAATTTAATTCTCCAAATTTTTCAGTATATTTCATAACCTCTTTTCTTTCAAACAACTCCTGCATTAAAACTTTTATTTTGCTTTGATATCTTGCGCTAATTGCTTCTAAATATTCTTTATCCCCGTTAATCCCTCTTAACTCCATATAAGATAAAACAACTGTTGTTGGGATTAAAATTTTATTTAATAACTTCCATAAATTTTCTTCTTCTAATAATGGTTTTTGTTTTTTGTAAACTCTGAATGTTGCATCAGCATCCTTTGCAGAATACTCATGTAACTTTTCTATTGGTAAATCCATAATAGTAGATTTTCTATATTTGGTTACAAATTTTTCTTTCATTTGCCCGCCAAATAAATTAGTTTGATTTGTTTTCTTTCCTATATCTTGTTTTGCTTGGTAAGGAATTTTAATTTTACCTCTTATATAATCTCTTGCTTCATCTTTGAATGTTCCCATATTAGTATAAGTTAAAACTAAGTTAGCTAAATGATGAATTCCTTCTTCATTTAAAAGATAACTTGCTAACATTGTATCAAAATAAAATTCTTTCACCAATATATTATCATAAAGTAAAAATTTAATATCAAACTTCCCATTCTGAGCTATTTTTTTTACATCAGACATAAACAATCTTTTTAATTCTGTCTTAACAATTTCTTGTTCTTGTTTATTAAATATTCTATCATCATGATAAGGAATAACTATTGCATAGCCTTCTTTCCAAGAAAATGATAAACAAAGGATTTTTCCTTTCTGACAAATTAAAGAAGTTGTTTCAGTATCAAATGACATTTCTTTTTGTGTAATTAAAAAATCAACTGCTTTCTTTACTTTTGAAATTGAATCAGTTACTTTATAAATTGTATCTTTAGATTTTTCTTCTTTTGATTTAAAAGTTAATGTTTTTAATTTAGTTAAGTCACTTTTAAATTCTGAATATTGTGAAGAACGTTTATTAAAATTAGAAAGATAATTCGGATGATACATTGGTAATAGCCAACACCCCCAATCTTCTCCCCAAATTGGTTTTCCCCTTAATTTTGTAACACCTTTACTTTTTAAAAAATAAGAAATAGGAGTATTTCCTAATAAACCAATTACCTTTGGTTTTACGTTTCTAATCTCTTCTTCTAAATATCCAGCGCAAACTTTAATTTCTGAATCAACAGCTGGTCTATTTTTAGGAGGTCTACATTTTACTATATCAGTAATATAAATATCCTTTAAATCAATCCCACATTCTTGTAAGTATTGCTTTAGTAATTGTCCACATCTACCAGAAAGATGTTTTCTTTTTATAACTTCTTCATACCCAGGCGCATCACCAATAAGCATTATATCAGCATTTAAATTTCCCATCCCGTCTAATTTAACTAGAGAATATTTTCCTGCTGTGGATGTCTTTGCTAAATTACATTTGTTACATTTCATTAGTGAGTTTGTTTCTTAAATTTTTGTTGTTCATCATCATCGCATTCTTCAAATCGTAATTGTTCTGCGTAAAATCTATAATATATTTTTCCTTTAAACCCTGATAATTTATTTTTAGTAACATGAACACTTATAATTGGTCTTGCTAATCCTTCATCATCATAAAAATACATCTGTCCTTTATCATCATAAAAATCAGTTTCTAAAAGATGAATTGAATCAGCTGCAAATTGTAATTCAACTGCTCCTTTAATTGATTCATCACCTATATGTTTTGCTTGTAAACCTGACTTGGTTCCCATTACCGTTGTAACAATTGGGGCTTCATATATGGTTGAAGCTATTTTTAAACTTTCTACTATTTTAATTAACTTTTCAGTTTCTTCTCTACTAGGTACTTTAACCATATGTAAGAAATCTATAAATACAATTAAATGTTTATTTCCTAAATCTAATGCCCTTTGTTTACATAATTTTATATTGTTTAAAATAAAATTTAAATCCTGTCCATACTTAGCATCTTTCAAACTAAATCTTTCTGAGTATCCTCTTATTTTTTTTATTGCTTTTTCTATTGCTGCAGTAAAACTTGTTTTTTCTTCCTCGGTTAAAGTTTCATTTTTTTCAATCCCAAACCTTGGCTTTAAAACTTTGTTAACATCTATTTTAGACGAAGAAGAAACAGCTCTTGGAATTGTTTTAAAAATTGATGGGTCATCAATTGAGAAGTACAAAACATAATTATTCTCATCTTCTAAAAGATGTAAAGCTAAATTTAATATAAAACTACTTTTACCTACATTCCACTTTCCACCAACTTCGTGTAACCCAATTTGTAGTCCATCCATATTCTCATCAAAGAAAGGAAATCCTGTTTTCAATCCAATCAACTCATTTGTTTTCCATCTAAATTCATCAAACTTATCTACTTCCTTTGCGAGTATTTCTCCTTCAGCTA